AAACTGGCCCTCGAATTGGCTGTTAAAAAGGGCGCATACCTCAAGGGCGCAGACCTCACGGGCGCAGACCTCAAGGGCGCAGACCTCAAGGGCGCAGACCTCAAGGGCGCATACCTCAAGGGCGCATACCTCACGGGCGCATACCTCACGGGCGCAGACCTCAAGGGCGCAGACCTCAAGGGCGCAGACCTCACGGGCGCAGACCTCAAGGGCGCAGACCTCAAGGGCGCAGACCTCAAGGGCGCAAAAGGAATCGTAAAATATCTAACCACGCCCCTCTACCTTCTCTTGGACCAACCGGGAAAAATCCGCGCCTATAAGTTGGTCGAGGAAAACGGCAACGGGCCATACAACGGCGGAATAATCTATGAGATTGGCAAGACCTACACCGTGGAAGATGCCAACGTAAATGAGCAAGAGCAGTGCGCCGCCGGCATCAACCTGGCGACGCTCGACTGGTGCATAAAAGAGTGGGAGCCAACACGCAAAATCCTGATTGCCGAGTTTACAGCGAAGGATATTGCGGCAATTCCAATCGGAAGCGATGGGAAATTCAGGGTCAAGAAATGCAAGATCGTTGGAGAAAAGGACTTAAAGGAACTCGGATTACTTAAGGAAAAATGAAGGTCAATTTTATGAAGGCGTTGTGGGGGACCGAGCGCGAACAGGAAGCGATTGAGGGCATTCCTAAATTTCAAAAAATCCCGCACATGGGGACTTCTCTGGCCAGCCGCGAACAGAAGCGGCAGAGATTCGCCAGGCGGATCACCAGGAGGCATCGCCGATGAAAAAACACGCGGAATTCAACCTTACCGAAGAGGACGTGGCCGACGCCCTGGGATTGTCCAGGGAAGACGTGAGGCAACTACGCGCCGATGAACTCTACTTGGATGAGGATTTCATAAACGAAGCCGGCGGCCGCGGGATTTGCTATGCCGCTTCCGCTATCGAGAAGCTCCGCCTGGTCCTCAAAGAAAGCGCCGCGCCTGGCGCAAAGCTGGGCGATCTGGCGATCTCGCCGGTTGGAAGCGCACGGACCGACACGGACGGGCACGGACAAGAGATGGGACAGACGGACAAGCCCTTCGACTCCGCTCAGGACAGGGCTACGGTCATTCTGGATGCCGTGGTGACGAAGATTTATCCCCATAACCCACATTACCTTGAGGCGCTCTTGGGCGTCCATCCAATCAATGTCCGGGTGAACAGTAACGCTAACTTTATCCCTGGGATGATTATTCCTTCTCAAACCCTGTCAAAGAAAAACCCACGCCAGTATGACTTCATAGGGCGCTGTCCAAGAGGAAGGGGGGCCTGGTGAAGACAATCAGCAGAGGCAACGGAAATTGGCGGCCTTGGTGGGTCGGCCGGACGATGAAATGTGGGGAGTGCGGCCAGATCGTTGAGCTGGAGGATGGCGACGATAACTTGGCCAACTGGATGCCTACCATTGACGACAGGGTGGCCATCCGGTGTGAACGCTGTGGAAACACGATAGCACTAAAAAAAACGGTGACGCACCCGTTCTCAACTGGAGGAAAGGAGGAACCGACATGCGGATCAGGACAATAAAGCCGGAATTCTTTAAGGATGAACAACTGGCGGAGTTATCGGCCTACGCGAGGTTGCTATTCATCGGTCTATGGTGTTTGGCGGACCGGGATGGGCGGCTGGAGGACCGGCCGAAAAGGATTGAGGCGGAGATCCTACCCTATGACTTTCAAGACGTGGATGCACTCCTTCAGGAGTTAGCAGACCATGAAGAACATTTCATCATCCGCTACGAAGTTGACGGCAAGAAGATCATTCAGGTCCGGACCTTCTTAAAACATCAACGATTAACCAGCAAGGAAACCGATACCGCCTCACTTCTTCCAGAGTGTGAAGCACTGGGGAAGCAACGGGGAAACAACGGGGAAGCATCCGGGGCATATCCGGGGCATACCCAGAACATATCCAGGGCATATCCGGGTAGTACCCAAGAAACACCAGAAGTGCCTCCAGAGGAAAAACCGTCAAAACCGCCTGAAAACATTGATAAATTAGATGGGGAAGCACTGGGGAAGCAACGGGGAAACAACGGGGAAGCATCCGGGGCATATCCGGGTCATATCCGGGTTATACCCGGAATCACAGGAAGGGAAGGGAAAGGAAAGGAAGGGGAAGGAGGGTCGCTCGATCTTCCTCCACCCCCGGACGGATTGCTTTCGCAAGTGAAGTGGATCAAGAGCATCCGGAAAGAGTTTGAGGCCCTACGCGACGTGGACATTGAAAACGCGCTCGCGGGATGCCCGGACGAGGAAGCGCGGAAGGCCGGGATGAGCGATTTCGGCCGGGACATGATCGGTGCTTTGGAGTTGCCGCCAATTCCCACTAAAAAATTGCGCGGTTATCTCTACCGTGCGGAAAAAGACGCCGCGAAAACAACCCCGGCCGCCGGCGGCGGACCGACGCCAGGGATAGAAAATCTCACCGCGGAAGAACTTGTTGAACGGGCGAATGACGCTGTAGCCAGAACCGGCGTCGCTCCAGGAGCTATGCCGGTCACGAAAGGAATTTAATCAATGGATGGAAACGAGATCAAGGAACGGCTGAATCAACGAGCGGAGAGTGTCTGCGCCTACTTATTGCCGACCGGGAAGAAGGACGGCGCTGAATGGGTATGCGGCGACGTCACGGGGACGCCTGGGACGAGTTTGCGGATCCACTTGAGCGGCGCGAAGGTGGGGTATTGGGCGGACTTCCAAGCGTCCGATCAATACCGCGGCCGCAATCTGCTTTCGCTCTGGATGGCGGTCCGGAAGATTGAATTTGTCCCGGCGATGAAAGAGGCAATGGAATTTTTGGGAATGAAAGAAGACCGCGGCTGGCGGCGGGTGAGTGGACGGACGACAGACGACAGACGCCAGACGACGGACCAGCGCGGAGAAGACCACGCCGTTACCGGCGCGGCTACGAAACCGGGAATAACGGCACCGCCGATAAATCTTGACCATGAATATGTGCCGTTGCGGAAGGATGGTGCAGTATTTAAGTGGTTGACTGAGATGCGAAAAATACCGGCGGCCGTGCTGGAGTCATACAAGATCGGTGAAAGCCGGGAAGGGGACTGCGTTGTATTCCCCAGTTACACCCAGGACGGAAAGTTAAACAGTCTGAAGTTCAGAAATATCGCGGATAAATCCAAGATGTTCGTTCTCCCGAAGGGCGCTCCGAAAATGCTGTTTGGAATTCAAGCGATCGCGCTGGAGCAATGCGACTTGTTCATCAGCGAGGGCGAAATAGACGCTATGACACTTGCGACCTACGGTTTCCCCGCGGTGAGTGTTCCATTTGGCGCAAAATGGCCGGGATCCGACGGCAAGGATCCGAATACGGAATGGATCAAGCACGATTATGAGTGGATTGAAAAATTCATCGAGGTCTTTCTGTGCCTGGATGCGGATGAGCCAGGGCAAAAAGCCACCGCGGCGTTGATCCCGCGGATCGGGCGGACCAGGTGCAGGATTTTGGATTATCCGGTTGGGAAGAAAGACCCGAACGATTGCCTGGTGGCCGGCGTGGGTGAAAAAGAATTTTGGAAGTTTATGAATACGGCCCGCGATCTGGATCCGGAAGAGTTACTGAAGCCTTCCGAGATTGAACAGGATATTTGGTTTGAATTTTATCCGGACTTGAACGACAAGGCGCGGCTGGGCGATCCTACGCCCTGGCCGGCGCTGAAATTCACGTTTAATCCGAGCGAACTGACGATCTGGCACGGCTACAGTGGGAACGGCAAGACGATCCTGCTTAATCATGTGATGCTGGTTTTCGCGGCGTTGTGCGGGAAGAGTTCTTGTATTGCCAGTTTAGAATTTCCGGCGCGCAAGACATTCAAAAATCTTTGCCGGCAAGCAATGGGCCGCGGGCATCCGGCTTCCGCCGAGGAACTGCATGACGTGATCCGGTGGATGGACAATTATTTCTGGCTCTACGCGCATATCGGCGAGACGACGGTGGAAGATGCGCTCTACGTTTTCCAGTACGTTGCGAAGAAGTATGGCGTCCAGCATTTTGTCCTGGATTCGCTGATGATGCTGACGGAGATCGGCGGCGAAGAATACGACAAGCAGAAAGCGGTCTGTTTGCGGCTGAAACAATTTGCGACTGATTACAACGTCCACATGCACCTTGTGGCGCACAGCAAGAAGCCGGACAGCAAACACGATCCGGACCGATACCCGCCGCGCAAGTATGACATATCGGGATCCGGGAACATTTCCAACGTGGCCGATAACGTGATTTGTGTGTGGCGCAACAAGGAAAAGGAGAACGCGCTGGCGAGCGCCCTTGATATGGACAAGGCGGGTCAAACTTCGGATGCCCAGGCCATTCGGAATAAATTTCTATCGAAAGAGGACGCGCGATTCATCATCCAGAAGAATCGGGAAACGGGCGAAGAGGTATGGCGCCGGTTGTATTTCGATAAAGGGGAGGAAGGGAGTTGGCAATATTTTGACGAAGACACGCGAGACCGCGGCGCGGTGCAGTTTTGGAAATGACCCTTCGGCGCGTCCGGTCCGGCAGGCGCCGGACCCGACTTGCTCAGGGCGAATTTGAGGACAAATTCGTGAGAAAGCCGGAGAACAGAGAGAAGTTCAAGAAGATCATTGCGGCCATGACGGAATTCTACGGGAAGCGGGACGCGAAGATGGTTGTCGAGGTATTGGAAGAGGAAGTAGCCAAAGCGAAAGAACTGGAGGCCCGGCGTGAGCTGAAGCGGATGCGGATGAAGGCGGAGGAAGGATTGGGCCAGCCGGCGGCGGAAACAAACAGTCCGACAGGAGAAGTGCCATGATGATGAAAATTGGGTTAAAGATTCTCAATCCCCAGGCGTTTTTCAAAATCAGTGTGCCGCCGGGGACCTTGCGCGACGTAATAAGAGGGATTTGGTTGGAAATCATCGTGCCGGCGTTCTTGTTCGCATGCGCATTCACTGGTTTTATTGTCGCGCTTCGATTTGGCTTAAAATTCGTTTTACAACAAGGAGGCGTGTGATGAAGGGGATTAAGACAAAAATTAAGGAAGGTATTGATCGTCTTGTTCGACGGACGCGCCTGTATCGGGAAATGGATCGTCAGTTATTTCAGGCAATCCGGATCAAGGATGCAACTGAAGCCGAGAACTGTGAGCTTGCGGAACGTGTGGCTGAAATTTCGCGCCAGCTATGCCAGGTAACGGTCCAGCGGCCGCCGGACCAACGCCGGATATTACGGATCTGTCTGCATATTGATAGCAGGATCATCGAGGATGGTTTTCTGCATGGCAATGATGCTTTGATTATTGACTACATCGGGCGCGACATTGGGATCCGCGCCGCGCATGAGATCCGCCGGGCAAACTTTCAACGATGGGAAATGTAATGCGGGAACGATTACCAGACACACGGCGGAGCATAACACATAAGGCGGTCATACTATGGGACGGGAAGCGGATCAAGTTTTTTATAACGGTGGGATTTTATCCGGATGGCCGGATTGGAGAAGTGTTTCTGGAATTCGATCAAGCGGGATCCTTGCTGGATGGATGGGCGGATTCATGGTCAACGGCGGTCTCGATGTTGTTGCAACACGGTGAGACAGTGGAAACGCTGGTGAACAAGTTTGGCCGGCAGAGATTCGATCCGCAGGGCATGACGGAGAATCCGGAAATCCCGTTCGCGTCGAGTGTGGTGGATTATGTGGTGCGGTGGATGGAAATGGAGATTGGGAAACCGGACGCCGGACGACAGACGCCGGACGCCAGACCAGAACAACAAATCAAGAAGGAGGAACATGAAAACCATTAAGATGAGATGTTCATGCGGGGCGGAAATTGAAATGACCGATAGTAATGGTTCATATATCAACAACGGCGGGACAGCGGATGCGAAAGGCCGAATGTTTTTAATCGAAGTCAGGGCGGCGGAATGGCTCGACAGGCATCAAGGGTGCGGGCGTAAAATTGAAGCCATGACACCGGGATCAGCGCCCTCGGAAATCAGGAAGATGGAGTAATGCAATCTGCCTGGGTTAAAGATGCGGCGGGAATTCTAATCCCGGAATGGGTGGCCGCCGAGGAAGAACGGAAGCGCAAGCGGACTATGGCGGTTGACCTTTTCGCGGGATGCGGTGGGTTCTCATGTGGCGCAATGCAAGCGGGAATGAATGTGGTGGCAATGGTGGAATGGAATACGACGGCAGTTCTCACTTATTGCGCGAATCTTTGCCGGTGGGGACACATGCAGTTTCACTTTTTGACGCCGGAAGATGAACGGCGGATGGAGAAGGCGATTAACAAAGAATGGAGACTGGAACAGAAAACTGCCATGCAGATGAAATTCTGTTTTGCGGGCGACGGATGGATTGCCGGCGAGCCTAATATTCCCGGAGTAAAGCACATCATTGTCGGCGACATTCGATTGTTGAAAGGGGAACAACTTTTAAGATGGATCGGATTGGAACGCGGGGAATTGGGTTGCATTTTTGGATCGCCTCCATGCCAGGGATTTAGCGCGGCGAACATCAATCGCTACACTGCGGATCTGCGCAACGATCTGTGTTTTGAATTTGCCCGGTTAATTGTGGAGTGTCTGCCGAAGACGATGATGCTTGAGAATGTCCCTGATTTTGCGAAATCGCCGCAATGCGCTCGATTCATCCGCATTCTTCAGGATGGAGGATTTGAAGGTGTGGAGGCATTTGAGCGGTTAATGGAGAAGCACCCGACCGCGGTGCCGGCGACTGTCAGAAGAACGAAAACGCGAGTGCGGAAGGAAAAGAAGTCGGACTGATCGGACGGATGGGACGGATCAAAAGAAAGGAAAATGATTATGAAGTTTAAGAAGAAGCCGGTGGTAATCGAAGCAACGCAGTGGTTCAAGAACGGGGATCATCCGCTGGATTACGCCAGCGATCTGCGCGGCATGGGGATAAAGACGGTCACTATTGCGGAGCAACGTGGCGACAACTTGGAGGGGCAAGTGGTGCGGTATTTTCGACGGCCCGATGTTTCGGACAAAGATATTTGTCGCCATTGTGGCCACACAATGCATGACCACGGTTGGATTGACACGCTTGAAGGCGGGCACATTGTCTGTCCGGGTGATTGGATAATTACCGGAGTTAAGGGCGAAGTGTATCCATGCAAACCGGACATATTTGCGGCTACCTATGAACCAGTGGAGGTTAAAGATGCCGACAAAAATTGAATGGTGTGATGAGACGTGGAATTTTCTGACGGGATGCTCGCCGATCAGCGAAGGGTGCCAGCATTGCTACGCTAAACGGATGGCGAAGCGGCTGGCCGGGCGATATGGGTATCCCAAAGATAATCCGTTTCGGCTGACATTCCATCCGGATCGGATGGAAGAGCCGTGGGCGTGGAAGAAGCCGCGGATTGTCTTTCCGTGTTCCATGTCTGATCTATTTCATCAGGACGTGGACTGGATTGATCTGGACCAGGTGCGCCGGGATGCGTGGCACATCATGGAATCGTGTCCGCGGGATACATTCCTTGTGCTGACGAAGCGGGACACGATTATGCGGCGCTTCTGCATGACACGCGAGCCGATGAAGCATATCTGGCTGGGTGTGACCATTGAAAATCAAGAGAATGACTGCCGGATTTTAAGTCTACTAATGACACCGGCCGGAAAGCGTTTTGTGAGTGTTGAGCCAATGCTGGGCCCGGTGGATCTGACGCGGATAAAAATTAAATGGTCGGTTATTCCCCAGGGAGCGGTCCGACCAATCGGCCGGATAATCGAAGTCAACGCTTTGACCGGAAACACGATTGACGATTTAGGGATTGAACGGACCGGCGGTCCGAAGTTGGACCTGGTGATCTGCGGAGGCGAGACGGGACCGGGCGCGCGGGAGTGCAAGCCGGAATGGGTAAAATCTTTGAGGGATCAATGCGTGGCGGCCCGTTCGACAGGCTCAGGGCAGGCCGGCGTTCCGTTCTTCTTCAAGAAGTGGGGGGATTGGAGTGCGCGGCATTATGGCCGGCATTTTGCAAAGGAAATAATCGGATCGTGCATAGACGGCCGGCAATGGCGGCAATGGCCCCTGTAGTAGAGCGAAACGCACACTACAGGGCTACGCCAAAATAAGAGGTGGACTATGAGCGTTTATGTCGGAGTAACGATCGGGTGTTTGGTTGCTGATAACTGGAACTGGACACGAGTGGCTCATCTGATGGCCGATACCGAAGAGGAATTAATCGCTTTTGGAGAACGTATCGGTTGTAAGCCGGAATGGTTACAGCATAGCCGATTGGGTGTGCCGCATTTTGACGTAACAATCAGAATGCGCGACAAAGCGGTGTCCGCCGGCGCGGTTGAGATTGATCGCAAAGCAGAAGTTGCTTTGGCTCGTAAATATCAAAAACAGAACAAGGAGGAATGCCATGACAGAGATCGAAAAATTGAATCAAGCGGTGGATGAATTTGCGGCGGCCATGAAAGCGCGGTTGGCGGAAAAAGAGAAGGAGGGTTATACGGGCTGGGATGGAGAGCATTCGGAATCCGACTTATGCGATCAGATTATGACGGATGCGGACGACATTCTTTCGGGCACCGCCGATGAAGATACGACTGTGGCCGTGGATATTGCCAATCGCGCCATGATGATATTCTGGAGAAGGAAACATTCATAGGAAGGAAGGTGAAATGGAAACGCTGAAGACTATCGGGATTTTATTGCTGATCGTAATCGTGATCTTCGGGGCGATCTATCTTGATTACTGGGTTTTTGCAATGAAGCATCCCAGCGCTCCGTTTTGGATATGGTTGTTATTTGAATAAACATAGGGAGGAATGATGAAGGCAATTTTAAGATGGATTCGGAATTTTAGCGGGCCGGTGCGGATTACCGAAGGGGCCATTGTGCCGCGATGGATGGCGGTGGCTTATTTTGACTATGTTCGCCACGAAGCCGTGTTGTATGCGGTGCCCTTACATCACTTGGTTGCCCTGGTGTGGAAGATAAACCTGGTTTGGTGCCGTTATCGCCAGCGGGAATCGTGGATTGAGCGGGAAGTCAATAAAGCGGTCAAGAAGGAACGAGACCTGGCGGCCGTGCAGAAAATTGCAGACCAGCGGTTTCGGCATGAAGTGTTTTTATTGATTGCCGCGATCCTGATGAAGCACGGCGGAAGTTTGACAATCCGGAGGGGTGATCTGATGCGGGTGCCGCCGAATTATTCCATTGAGCAAACCGAGGATAAGGTGTTTGGGGCGATCCGTCTGAATCTCAGGATTCGGCCGTAATAAAATTGACGTATCGGACAGATCGGACGTATCGGACATATATAAAGGAGCAATGAATATGAAACGGCAAAGTCGAAAAACAATAACTGGTCTGAAAAAGGAAATTTATCGGCTCCATTCACGAATCCGTTATTTGGAACGGAGAGAGAAGGCACACGCCCATCTACGGAAGATTGAGCGGGGTATGAGAGAACTGGCCAATAATATGCGGATCGTCGGAAAAGAACACAACATGGTCGGCTTTCCTTTTTGTTTCAACATTGAGGGCGGCCCGTTGTGGTTTCATTATAAGTGCCGCTGTGCGGCCGAAGCGACCATTATTTTGCATCGGATACAAAATGAATGGTGCAGAATATATAGGCGTCTTTTGGCTTATGACCGGGAGATTTTGTAACGATGAACGGAATTGAAGGACATGCGCGGATACCGCCGCCGGGGTGGGAGGACATTCGGGCAGAGGCGGCCATATCGGGGACTTCGCCGGAAGTGGCGGCGGACAAACTTCTGCGGATGCGGGCGAAGGAGTTGGACGCGGAGCTGGCGGATCCGCTCCACAATGGCTATGAGCCGCCAATCTGGCATGTCTGCGACGCGCTCCTGGGATTTACATTCTGCTACGATCGGCCGTTTCTCCGGAAATGCCGGAAGGCGTTTGGCGCGAAGGATGAAGTTACGGACCGGGAAGTATGGGACGACTTCTGCCGGCGGATGCTGAAATGCCTGGGTTACGAGCGGCCGGTGAAGGCGTTGCTGATCCTGGGCGGGCACCGATCGTCAAAGTCTGAATATCCGGCAAAGCGGAGCATGATGATGGTGGCCGAGAAACCACATGCGCGGATCTGCGCCTTCCACATGAGCGATCCCCGAAGCGTTACGGATCAACAGCCGCTCTTCTGGAAATATATGCCGATTGAGTGGCAGATTCAGATAGCAACTGTGACGACCTACATTAAATATAAGAATAAGACGGGATTTTCAGAGAACAGTTTTATCACGCCAAACGGCGCTATGGTTTATTTCCTGAATTATCAGCAGAACAAGGACGTGGCTTTTGAAGGCAAGGAAATGGACCTGGCTTGTCCGGATGAATTGATCCCGGTGGATTGGGTGGAAGATATTATTTTGCGGTTGGCTACGCGGGCGGGCAAGATGATCCCGACGTTTACGCCGAAGAACGGTTATACACCGACGGTAAAGATTTTCTGCGACAGCGCGACGATCGTGCGGACGATCCCGGCGTATTTGTGTCCGCGGGACAATAAGGAAACGGATGAGGCGCGGGCGCTTAATCTGACGCCGGAACAACTGGCGGAATTATGGAAAGCGGTGGATAAGAAGCGGGCGGCAATGGCACCGCAATGCGAGCCGGAAGATGTTCTCGCGTGGCTCGAAACGGAAAACGGAAAGACGGAAAACGGAAGGGCGGAAGACCGGCAATCGCCGGACGGAAAACGGAATCGGACGAATCGGACTGATCTGACGGATCGGGTATTTGACCAGGTGCCGCGGGTTATGAAGTGCGTGGATCCACGCAAAGCCGTTGTCTTTTTTAATCCATCCGATAATCCCTATGGGAACCCGAAGGAAGTCATTGCGGACTTGCGGAAGAAGGCACGGTGGTATGTCCGCGAACGGTTTTACGGCATGGCTGAGAAGTCTATGAGCGTGGTGATCCCGAAGTTTAACAGGAAAATCCACTTGATACCGGCCAGCCGGATTCCGGCGGGCGGGACGAACTACTTTTTATACGATCCCGCCTCCGATCGTAATAGTTTTATGAGCTGGTTTAAGCGGAAAGGCCGGGACACATATCTCTATCGGGAGTGGCCGGGGAAATATCATATTCCGGGCGTCGGGATCCCTGGCCCCTGGGCGATCCCCAGCGGCCGCAAGGACGGGTTGAACGATGGGGACCCAGGTGAAGGTCAGCGTCCTTCCTTCGGATTCGGTAATGCCCGATATAAGTTTGAGATAGCCAGATTGGAGCGCTGGGTAGATTGGCGGAAGTGGAGTCTGGAACGGCAAAGCGCCGATGCGTATCCGAGAGACGACGACCTGGCGGAATGGGATGAACGGAACGGCGCCGAGGAACTTATCACGTCGCGGTTCATTGACAGCCGGGCGGCCAGCTCGCCGCGGATCGAGAATGACATGCCGAAAACCTTGTTGACGCTGTTCGACGATATAAATGTCTTTTTCTTCCTGACGCCAGGCAAGGATATTGATACCGGCGTCGGCGAGATCAATTCGGCATTTGATTATGAGCTGGACGATAATGAGAAGTTCATCAACCCACCGCATTTCTTCATCTGCGAAGACTGTGAGAATTCGATTTACGCGGTTGAAAACTGGATGAATTCCACGGACGGGCAGAATGGGGCTTGTAAGGATCCGATTGACCTGATCCGGTATTTTTTCATGGCGGAATGCGAGGACGTGGGACCGAACGATTATCAGGGCCGCGGCGGCGTGTCATACGGCCGGGAATTTTCCGGGTCCCGCGGATCGAACCGGGTTTATTACGGACCGCGGCGGTTGCCGCGGGAAAGGGCAATATGAAATCAGAAATGACAAATGATGAGATTGAGGACCTTTTACAACGGGCACATGATTCGTTTCCGGGTTCTGATTTTGTTGCCAGCGTGGAAGACTGGTATTTGGAACATGACTTCATCACGGAAGGGCAGGAAGAGGCACTCAACAAGATTGCGGACAGATAACAGCCCGGCTTCGTTAATAAACTACGCCGTGGCGATCCGCGGCGGATCGGAGGTTAATGATGGGAATACCTGAAACGACATTCATCAGGCGGAAGGCAATTTTTGAATGGTTGGGGATCACGCGAGACGATTTGGACAAACTCGTGGAAAACAAACTGATCCACCCGGTTATTTTGCCGGGGAAAAAATACAGGAATTATATAACGAAGGAGATACTCAGGGTATTCACGAAAGGAATCAAGTATGAAGAAATGGGTTATCAAGATATGGGCACGGTTACGAAGCGTCGCCGGACAGGAAAGAAAAAGTAAAATCACATTGGTCTACATTCAGAAGCCGCCGGTAGTCAGCGCGGAGAAGTTGCTGGAGATTTTTGCGGTGGATCCGGAAACGCCGTGGCTTCTGGCGGTGTTATCCGTCTTGGCCGGCCGGGAAGAAGTGAAGAAGGAAGAAGTGGCGATTTGCGAGTTGCCGGATTCGCAACGATCCTTTCATGCTGGCGGCGTCCGGGAAATGGCGGACGCGCAGGAGCAGATTTTGGATTTGGTGAAAAGGGGGAATGAACTGAAGAAGGGGAGGGGGACGGAAGACTGACACCGGACGCCAGACCCCCCTACGCGAAACCGCTTCGGCGGGGCAGGCGCCAGACGCCGGACGACAGACAAGATGAAGAGGAAACGAACCGCTGATTGAAGATTGCTTGCTTTGCTGACGCGCGCGACGCGATGGGATGAATGGGACTGATAACTTGGAAACAAAATTGGAGGGAGGTGAATAACATGGATAAAATAACAGAGAGTCAAATGACGATCAAGATGGCGGAATTCGATTTGCAGGAAGCTCAGATCGAGCAACAGCAGAAGAGTATCACGTTGCAAAAATTGCAGATTGCGGATCGGCGCCAGCAGTTGATCGCCGCGTTTGAAGGGCAGAAGAAGGCGGTCTGATCGGACTGATCCGACGGATGAAAACGGGAAGGCCCGGCTACGCTCAAGGGAGCTATGCCGGGTCTTTTTGCGTTTTGGAGACCCGTTCGACGCGGCGGAACGCCTTGCTCAGGGCGATTTTGAAGCAAAATCGGGGGATGAGGGCACCGAAATTGGCGGAATTGGCGGAATTGGGGAACGGACCATTGCGCGGCGGATCACACTATGGGATTTTAAGATCGCAAAGGGCGAATACTGCCGCGCCTTAAAAATTGGCAGGGAACCTTAATGATGAGGAACAACATCATGGCGAAAGCAAACACAACTACAGCAAGTGCGGCGGCGGCGACCGATGAAGGCACCAATGCCGGAAAAGCTGGGATGACAGTCGAGGAACGACTTGCGGCGGGACAGAAACCGCCAATCGGCGAAGGCGACGGAGCTGGAGCTGGTGAGGGTGAAGGCGCTGGCGAAGGAACCGACCAGGGCGAAGGCGCTGGCGAGGGTGAGGGCGCTGGAGAAGGCGAAGGCACCGACCAGGGCGAAGGAACCGGAGAAGGCGACGGCGCCGGCGAAGGTGAAGGCCAGGGTGAAGGTGAGGGCGCCGGAGAAGGTGATCCGGACTTGGACGAAGGCAAGATCAAGGATGGGGAGATTAAAGGTCTGCCGCCGGAAATCCAAGCGAAGGTCAACAAGCGAATTCACACCATCAACATCAAGCGCAAAAACGCAGAGGCACAAACCGAGCAGACGGAAGCGCAACTCAAGGTCCTGGGTGGGAAAATTCAGGATGCAAATATCCAGGCGGCTATGCGGCTGGGATTCGATCCCCACTACATTGACGCGGATGAGGCGAAGACGCTGAATCGGTTTGAGAATCTGCGCGCGTGGAGAAAATTCTTGCGGGCGCACCGCGAAGGTTATGAAGGATCCGGAACAAAAGAAGATCCGTCCATGACCGCGGCGCAAGTAGCGGAACGGGAAGCGGCGATCGAGGATGAGTTGCTGGACATTGGCGGGACGGCCCGCGCTTTGGCTATGGAGCGGTTGGCGTTGAAAGACGCTGACGCGGCTGAAGGGCGGAAGTTACGATTGGCCAAAGCCAGCGGCAAAACACCCCCGGCCACACCGCCGAAGAGAGTGAATCCCAAACCGCCGCAACTGCCCGCAGGTGGAGCTTCGCGCCGGCCGTCAGTAAGCGCCGCGGGGACCAAAGGGAAGTCGGGATTCGACAAAAAGGAATTCGCCGAAGGTGGGGCTGACAAGACGGCCCTGGGAAAACAATACGAAAATGTATTTACGGGCTGACGGTTGAACGGACGGACCCCACTACGCTCAAGGAGCTACGAGGGGCGCGTCGGACGGATCGCGACTGCCAGCCTCAAACATAGCCCATGCTTCGCCCAAGGGCTACGCAGGGCGATTTTGCAGGGCAAAATCGGAGGTAAGTGTTATGGCAGGAATGTATGAAAAGGATCAGGTGCTGAAGGTTGCGGAAGTTGGGGACACGATCTTTATCGCGCAGAGCGATAAGGTTCCCATGTCGCGCCTCCTGAAACGCGGTCCGAAACCGGACAATATGCTGAGTTCATGGCCGGTGCAAGTCTATCCGGATCGGGCGTTCGAGGGAACCCTGGACGGATCCGACATTGCTTCGTTCGACCACACGAACCGGGAAATGATCGAGGCATACAACATGTGGATGCGGACCGCCGGTTGGATGGTCAGCCGTCTGGCCAATCTGACGAGGACCTGGGGCGTCAAAGGCAAGGAAGAAGCCAAGCAGGCTTTGGACGATGGCCTTATCCTGGGTCAGATGATCGAAAAGCAACTGCTTTCCGACGACGAAATGGCGGTGGAATCCGGAGCGCAACCTTATCGCTCGCGCGGCGCCTGGAAATGGTTGAGTCCGACCGAGCAAGCGGTGAAGCCTGTGCCTGTCAACTATCGGCCTACGTCGGCTTGCGTGTATGAAAGCACGTTGGCCCTCTTCACGCCGGACGCAATGGAAGACATGGTGGAAGCGGCCGCTACGCAGAAGAAGGACGCGGTGGATTGGACGGGGTTTGTCGGCATCAAGCTCAAATCCCACATGAGCGGCTGGGCCCAGCGGCATGTCGAGGACGTGAACACGGCGCAAGCGCTCACGCGCTATAACATGGACGCCGAAGACAAGAAGTTGCTTCGCGTGGTGGACTTCTTTGAATTCGACGCGGGGACGGTCAAGGTATTCCCCTCCTGGTATCTGCTGCACACGGCGGCTACCGGCGCGGCAAGTGCTGCGAGTGTCCTGAGCGGCCTGTTCCTTGACCTTGCCATGTGGCAACTGTGCTTCATGGATCCGCCGGCCGCCTGGCGCGAACCGGCGAAATCGGGTGGCCCTCGCGGCTATCACGATGCGGTTTATGGGTTGCGGTGCCTGAACCCGACCGGACAAGGCTACGCCAAGATCGAGTCATAAACACGAAACGCGACGGAAAACGGAAGAACGGAAACATGGTGTGGTCCGGAGTTTTTGCCGGACCACACCCGAACGACAAGGAGAAGCAGAGATGAAGAAATGTAAATATGAACTGATGCAGTTGATCGTGTTTGTGGCTTTGCTGGCGTGGCTGGCGCCGATCACGGCGCAAGCGGCTTCTTTCCGTCCCTTGACGGAACAGGAGAAGGCGCACCTGGGAGCGACGCATGTGGCGACCATTACCTATGCGGACTTCACGGAAACGAACACAAACACGGCGGTTACGTTGACCAACGTATTTTCGGTGGCGGCCAAGCAAGGCGTTCAGCTTATGGCCATGCAATTAAAAACTGCATTCACTACCGGGAATACGAATTACACCGGATCCGTTCTGGTTACAGTGGGGGATGGCGCGGATGCCGACCTTTACTTGACTTCGACGGAACTGGATAGCGACGGGACGGAAGTGTTTATCAAGTTTGGAAGGAGTGTGCAGGCGGCCACTTCGGGCAGTTTGGTATATGCCAAGACGAATGCGCCGGCGGTGACGATAACACTACAGACCGTATCGCTGACGGACACGAATGGGGTAACTGCCTTATGCGTGACGAATGTTACGGCCACGGCGACAGTAACGCCGGGCACTAACACGGTCCTATCGGCGCTGACGGATGATGTAACCGGCCGAAAGGTCTACACGACCGCCGACAACATTGACTTCACCTTCACGCCGAATGCGGAAGAGGCGTTAGACGCGCTCACCGCCGGCGAGGTGCGGTTCTACTTCAAGATAACACCTTGAAGGGGCAATCGCGCTCTGTAAAGGCGCGATTGGGAGGACCCGCCGTCGCTCCAGGAGCTATGACGGGCACGATGGAGCGGTCCGGCCGTTTATGAGCCGGCCGGACCCTCTACTGACTACCAGGAGGATCCCATGCCCGAAGAAAATAGACCCATAGATGAAGTGCAAAGTGATGGTGGAACATCATTAGTCACGGAGCCTTCACTTTCGGAACTGAAGAGCGAAGTGGCGCAGATTGTGGCGGAGTCGAAAGACACAATCTGGCCGATGCGGGTGGATATGGAATCCACCCGTTTTTGTCGTTGGGACCATCAATCGGCGGACGGGCTAAAGCATAAGGATGAAAATTCGGATGAAGAGCCGGAGCCGTTTGAAGGCGCTTCGGACATGCGCGTTAGAACGGCCGACATGCTGATAAACGAGGATGTGATGCTCCTGGTGTTATCGGCCATGCGGGCGCAAATCAATTTCAGGGGAACGGAAAGCAAGGACAGCAAGAAGGCCGGCAACATGGCGATCGTCATGCGCTGGCTGATCCGAAATCATTGGGGCGTGAAGTGGGTCCAGGAACTACTCAAGCTGGCGAATTATTTTACGGGGGATAGTCCAGGGGTGGCGTTGCTCGGGATCGTATGGCGGTATGAGACGGCGCTGAAGATGGAAAAACTGACGGCCGAAGGGCTGATGAAGCTGTATCTCGATCAGGTGATGGAGGTCTTGGCGGAAGCAACTCAAGAGGAAGGCAACACGGATAAGACCGCCGAGGAAGTTTTAGCGGAAGGCGGTGCGGCTCCGGACATTCAAGGACTGGCGGAACAGGCGGCGGAAGACTTCAAGGCCGCGTTGGCGAGTGAAGAGAGTGATGATTTTCTTTCGACCAAGTTGGCGGAATTCTTCCCAGGGATCCGGCCGGCGCGGGCGAAGAAGGTAATCAGAGAACTACGCAAGAAGGGCAAGGCCGAGTTTCCGGTGCCGTATATCAAGCAGGACGGTCCGGACATAGAAGCAATGCGGTTGAATGAAGATTGGTTTATCCCGCTTAATACGACGGAATTTCAGACGGCCCGCGTTTGGTTCAAGGCGCAATGGCTGACGAAGACGCAGATCATCGAGCGCAAGATCAGTGAGGGTTGGAGCGATGAGTTTGTGGAGAAGGTGATCGGGGAACGGCAGAAGGATGGATCCCGCGCCGGCGGACACGAAGGATCCGCGGCATTCCCGGATTATGTGCGTAGTGATACCGGATCCTGCGTCCCGCGTGATTCGAGTTACTATAAGGGCCTCTATCAGATCCTCACGGCATTTTACCAGGCGACAAACGAGGACGGCGTTCCCGGCAAATACTTTGTCGTTTTTCATAACGATGTTGACGTAACCGCGACCGGGCGCAAATTGCTTGATTACGCGCATGGTGGTTATCCGGGCCATGTCTTCCGGCGCGAAGTCCTTACGGGCCGGTTGTGCGATTCGCGCGGAGTATCGGAATTGGCCGGCACATATCAGGGATTGGAAAAGATTTATTGCGACAGTTTTGGCGATCACGCCCAGCTTGCCGGCGTCCCCCCGGTCATTACCCGCAACCGTCAGAGGATGGGGGCGCTTCATATCAAACCGTTAATGGAACTCCCGGCGAAGAGAGATGGGGACTATGCCTGGATGAAGCCGCCGGAGTATCCACGGACCGTAGTAGATATGGTGAAGGAACTCCGCCGGCAGAGGGATGAATACTTCGGGCGGACGAATGGGGACGTTGCGCCGGACCTTGTGCAGTTACAACGGGAATTCAAAGTTTTGTGGTGGCTTTTGAATTTGCGCCAGGCATTGATTCAGGTCTTTCAGTTATGCCAACAGTATATGCCGGACAGTTTGATTCAGCGGATAACAAACCGGAAGGGCGAGGCGTTGTTTAAGAGCCGGGAGGAAATTCAAGGACAATTTGATTTGGATCTCCAATTCGATCCGCGCGATCTGGACCCGGACTATCTGGAGCAGATTGGGAAGATCGTGAAGGACTTGCTGATGCCGATGGACCGGGACAAGACCATTCAGGCCTCGGCGATCGTCAGCGCGTTCATGTGGCGCATTTCTCCGGACCTGGCAGAAGCGGCCCTGGTGGACGTGGAACAGGCTAACCAGGTCGAGACGGCGGACGAGATTAAGGCATACCAGCAGATCCGGGCGGGCATTGAACCTGACTTACCGGACGATGGAAGCATCAATTATCAGTTGCGGCTACAACTCTATCAGAGCATGGAGCAGATGAACCCGGAAATTTACCGATCTATGCCGCCAGATCAACTCAAGATTTTCCAGAGCCGGTTACAACGAATGCAAGTGTTAGCGCAACAATTTGGCGAGAACGTGGAGATTGGGCGCGAGGGCGGCCGGCGGGCATTGCCGGCGGCAGGAACCATGCAGGGAGGCCCGGCTTCGCCATAAGGGCTACGCCGCGGCGATTTTGAAGCAAAATCGGAGGGATGGGAATTATGGAAAGTTTTTCAAGAGAGGCATTGGGACTGGCGGGAGCATTTCAGCAAGTGCAGGAACGGCGGAGATTGAAACTGGCGGCCGCGGAAGTATTTGATCGGCGCTTGGCCGGACAACGCGGGGACCTTAGCCGGTTTGGCAAGAGCGGCCGGATGAGTCGGCAAGTATCCGTTGTGGCGGTTATGAATGCGGTGGACACGGAAGGGCGTGATGTTCTCAAGCCGGAAGCGGAAGGATACTGGAAGGACCAGGACCGGCGCTATTTCGGGATAACGGATGGCGCGCGGAATGTGACGACCATGAAGAACCGGTTGGGTAGGGTGACTTACCGGAAAGTTTACGGGAAGAACGGAACGACGGAATACGGGACCCTTCGACGCGTCCGGCAGTGCCGGACTTGCTCAGGGCAGGCGGATCACACCAGTATGGAAAATAAGAATGTGGCGATCATGGTGGTATAGCCCTTCGACGCTGGTTCGACAGGCTCACCATTGCTCAGGGCAATTTTGAGGAACAAAATTGAAAACTTGCACGATCAAAAGTGTTTATGAAGCGATCGTTAAGAAGCGGGGATTGAATCCCGCTACGGCGAATTTGAGTGTTACGGACAAGGACATGATCGCGGTGTATATCAACGATCGTCTGCCTGAAGGTTATGAACGCACCTGGTGGTCTGACCTTATGCTGGCGGAACAGCGGGAATACCGGGCCACCTGGGATGCTTTGCTGAATTATGTTGCCGGGGATGAAGTCTACCATGTGGCGGCAGATGGCGGTGAACATTATTACATCAGTTTGCAGGATGCGAATGTCGGCCATGATCCGGATACTTCGTCGCTTTGGTGGGCGGAAGTCGGGGATGATTTTCTGCGGACCCTCAGTTTTCAGCAGGAGGGCAAGACGGAGATCGGGTCGCTGGATTTACAGAATTGCGTTTTTGACAGGGATCCGCGGTTATACCGATTTGCCGGCCGGATTGAGGACGTGATTATGTATGGGGATGGGATCCTGGTAAGCGCGAATGAAGCTCCCGCGCGGCCGTGGATTTGGTTCAGGCCGCCAGTGCCAGAATTTTCATTGACGGATTGGGATGGAGCGACGGCTTATGCGGCGGGAGATCTATGCTACTACGCAAATAGCGGAGAGTGTTACAAGGCGCTCCAAGCAAGCACAAATCGCAATCCATTTTCAGAGACGGATTATTGGGAGCCGGTGGGTTTTCCGGCATTTCTGAAAACCTTTATCGTATGGGCGGCCCATTCGGAATATCTGCTTGATCCGGTGGAAGAAAGGAAAGCAGAGGGCCGGGCCCAGGCGGAACTTGACGGTCTGGAGGATGCGGAGGATCAGAAGGGCGTTCAGCGAAAAGTTGTGTTCGGAAGGTAAGCGCGAACCGCGACGGAAGAACGGAAGACGGAACGACGGAAAACGGAAAACGGAAGGAGAAAACCATGAATGCAAGAGTAGCAAATTTGGGAAGTCAGTTGGGGCCGACACGGAACGGCGAACTTGGCGAGGAATTGGCCGTTGCGGGGACGGTGGTGGCGAAACTTGTGGCATTGGGTAGCCAGGTGAGCCATTGCTTTGTCAGCGTGAAGACCAAGCCGGTCTTGGTGACATTCGACGGCACGGATCCGGCGATCGCCGGCGCCGGGATTTATTTCCCAGTTACTTCGGCGCCGATGGTATGGAGCCGGCGCACGGTGGAATGCGCGAAATTCATTGAAGCAGTCAATGGCGAGGCCGGGGTAGTGCGGTTTGAACCGTTTTCGGAGTGAACTGGCTTCGCTGGCGCTCGCCGACGTGGGAAGAATGAAAATGAGAATTATGGGAAAAATGGGACTGATAGGGGGAGTGTTGTGCCTTCTTCTGCAAGGGGGGATGGCACAATATTATCCTACGGTGGCGACGAAGGGGGCGGTCGCGGATGGGGACGTGGCGATCTATGACGGGGCCAGCGGCCGGTGGATCAGGTCGGGCAGTATCATTTCCGGATTGCGGGTGGGGATAAGGAGCCAGATCGGAACGAATGTATGCAGTCTGACCGGGACATATACCGGGATTGTGTCTGTGACGGGCACAGTAATTACGGGGACGGCGCCAAACAATTCCAACGCGCTTTACATGGCGGGATTCAGCAAAAGCGGCGCGTATGGATCGGTGACAATGAGCGTAGCAGGGCTGACGTTATGGGGGACGGCGGCGGGAGCGGTCAGTAACTATTTTATTGGGGATGGAACGACGAATATCACCGTAGGGATATTCGGGGATGGAATTCATGCTACGGGCGTGAGCAATGTTTATGTGTGTGCGATCACCGGCGGCAATCTATATGTCTCTGGAAAATTGTTTGTTGGAACGAATGACATATCATTTGGGGGAACGGGTCCGGCCGGACCGGCAGGAACGAATGGAACGGCGGCGACGATCGTGGTGGCGTACACATCGAATGGGCCGGCAGGATCGGCGGCGAGCGTGACGAATACCGGCTCGAGCAATGCGGCCTCATTCGGGTTTGTGATTCCGGTGGGAAGCAACGGGGCGGCGGGGGCAACGGGGGCCCAGGGTCCAGCAGGGACAAACGGGGCGGCGGCGACGATAGCGGTGGCCTACACGTCGAATGGAGCGCCAGGGAGCGCGGCGAGCGTGACGAACACCGGCTCGAGCAATGCGGCCTCATTCGGGTTTGTGATCCCGGTGGGGAGCAACGGGGCGGCTGGGGCGCAAGGTCCACAGGGTCCGGCAACGATCGCGGTGGCGTACACATCGAATGGGGCACCGGGATCCGCGGCGAGTGTGACGAATGTGGGGACTTCGACAAATATGGAGTTGGGTTTTGTAATCCCGACCGGGAGCAATGGGGCGGATGGTGTCCAAGGTGAAACAGGTCCGGCAGGGACAAGTGGCGTGGCGGCGACAATCGCGGTGGCATGGACATCGAACGGGGCACCAGGATCTGCGGCGAGTGTGACGAACACCGGCTCGAGCAATACGGCATCATTGGGTTTTGTGATCCCGGTGGGGAGTAATGGCGCTGATGGCGTCCAAGGTCCAGCGGCGACGATCACGGTGGCATGGACATCGAACGGGGCACCAGGATCCGCGGCGAGTGTGACGAATACGGGATCGAGTAATGCGGCATCATTCGGTTTTGTGATTCCAAGAGGATCTAATGGAGCCGCGGGATCGGCGGGGAGTCCTGGGGTAGATGGCCAGGCGGCGACGATCGTGGTGGCCTACACGTCGAATGGTCCACCAGGGAGCGCGGCAAGTGTGACGAATAAAGGAAACGAGAATGCCGCACAATTCGGGTTTGTGATTCCAACAGGAAGTAATGGAGCGGCGGCGACGATCGCGGTGGCGTACACATCGAATGGGCCGGCAGGATCCGCGGCGAGCGTGACGAATACCGGCTCGAGCAATGCGGCGTCATTCGGTTTTGTGATTCCGGTGGGGAGCAATGGGGAAACCGGCGCTACCGGACCACAAGGACCGGCGACAATCGCGGTGGCTTATACATCGAACGGGGCACCAGGGAGCGCGGCGAGCGTGACGAATGTGGGGACTACGACGAATATGGAGTTGGGTTTTGTGATCCCGACGGGGAGTAATGGGGCGGCGGGAGCAACGGGGTCACAAGGACCGGCAGGGACGAATGGAGCGGCGGCGACAATCGCGGTGGCCTACACATCGAATGGGCCGGCAGGATCGGCGGCGAGCGTGACAAATACGGGGTCGAGCAATGCGGCGTCGTTCGGTTTTGTGATTCCGGTGGGGAGCAACGGGGCGGCCGGGGCAACGGGGGCGCAAGGTCCGGCGGGAACGAACGGAACTACCGGGAGTAACGGAACTAACGGGATAGACGGTGCGGCGGCGACAATCACGGTGGCATATACGTCGAATGGGGCACCGGGATCCGCGGCGAGCGTGACGAACACAGGTTCGAGCAATGCGGCCTCATTCGGGTTTGTGATTCCGGTGGGAAGCAACGGGGCGGCGGGGGCAACCGGGTCACAAGGACCGGCAGGGACGAATGGAGCGGCGGCGACGATCGTAGTGGCCTACACGTCGAATGGGCCGGCAGGATCCGCGGCGAGTGTGACGAATACCGGCTCGAGCAATGCGGCGTCATTCGGTTTTGTGATTCCGGTGGGGAGCAATGGGGAAACCGGCGCTACAGGTCCAGTAGGACCTATCACAAACAAGTTCATGGATGCCAATGGTGTCGTATGGACGATAACCAATGCGCCGCCTGCTACCGGAAAATATGTAACCCATTTTGATCTTACAACTTCCAACGCTTGGTTTGAGGCCGAGAATACTAATGTTGCAACATTTGCACAAGGCGCGACGGCGGATCTGGCGTTGCCTAAGTCCAGCACCAACTCCCTCGCGGTCACGGCGTTGCAGATCACGGGTGGGAATCCGACGAATGGGGCGGTGCGGGTGGCGACGGACACGGCAGGTAATGGGAAATGGAGTGAACCCGTTTTTGTTTCCGCTTACCCAAAACTGTTAAATATTTCCAATACAACAGCCCAGTTATATTTTACCAATGTAATTTTTCAAGTCGGCAATTACTACAATGCGACAGCCAGTACTTTTACTCCTCCTGTCGGAATATATGCCATTACTTGCACTATTGCACCTGAAATCTACGGAGCCGGAAATTATTATCTTGAAATCTACCAAAACGCCACTGCGCTAAGCGCGATTAAGGCAATAGCCCCGCAACCCGCTTTAACAGATACGCGCATAATAAGAGAAACAACCGGAACAAATGTGTATAGAATCTACATAGAAATTTCGCAAAATCCAAATTTAGGACTTATTTTTCAACCGAATAATTACAACAGTTTGAATATCTGGAAAATCGGTGATTTGTAAATCCCAATAATCAGGATACCAAGGAAGGGCGAGTAGGAATATGACGGAACAAAACAGATCGCGGATGTGCTGGGTATTGGGGTTGGGCGGGGGGATACCTGTGGCCGTCTTGCTTACCTGGGTTTTCACGGCGGGCGTCCTGCGCGCCGATTTTGAAACGGTGCGCGTGGCGGCATTCAAGTCCGCCGAACTGGCTCAGGCGCATGAAATGCGATTACAGAAACTCGAATTAAACTATGAGCATCTGCGGGGAACAACCGAAGAGATTAAGGGCGACGTGAAGGATGTGAAGCGGATATTGGAGCGCCGACCTGGAAGTTAAGGGTGCATGATGCCGGAGCTTTTCGCAACGTCTTTCTGTTTATCGGGCCGGTGCGTATGCCGGTTGCACATGGAGGCGTGTTTGATTGAGCGCGAGTTGCAGGACCAAAGGAATCACTTGGCCGAGAAGCATAAAGCGGAAGAATTATTACAGGATGGCGCGCGACTGTTGGCCGAACAGGAATTACATACGACGTTTGGAAACGGTGCGCCGTGCGGGAAGGCGTAACATGGAAACCGAAATCAAAGGGGTTGGAGCGGTTGATACGAAGCACGACATTCTCGTTAAGACCCTTTTTCCTGATCCCGAAAACAGGTTTACCGGCTTGCCTTTGCGCGTGGATACATTCAATGGGCGCAACTGGACGCTGGTGCGGGAAATCACTTACAAGACGAAGGCTAACGAAATATCCACGGTGCATGAAGGTTTTGAGTTTGACTTCGCTTCTGTCCCGCGCGCGTTGTGGTGGTTGTTTCCGCCCGCCGGCACGGAGAGTACGCCCTATGGCGTCGCGGCTTTGATTCACGACTGGCTATGCGTTCACCGCGAGATCGGCGGTAGACCGATAATCCGCAAGGAAGCCGATGATATGTTTCTGGAAGTAATGCTCTACGTGAAAGTGCGTAAGTCGGCGGCATATACAATGTATTGGGCGGTTCGATCCTTCAGTTGGATACCGTGGACTATGCTCAAGAAGGAGTAATGTGATCCTTGACGAACATAGCGGAAAAATCATTGAGCAGATTGCCGTGCTTGTGGCAGAGGATATTCAGAAGCAATATCCTTTTGTGGATTATTTACGAGACACGGTGAGAATTTCTGTTACTAAGGTAATGAATGACAGAATAGAATGGGAGAAAACTCATCCATGACCAACGCAATCGCAGACGTAATTAAAGCGGCAACGGATGCCGCGAGTGGAAATCCCTACGTGGCAGGGGGGATGGTTGTCGGGGGCATCATTATCGCAATCGGTGGATGGATTTACAAGAAACGCAAGGAACGAAAGGCAGGGAAGAAATGAGTTTACCGCTTATCGTAAAAAGCAAATTGTTCTGGAAATATGCTGGACAACTCGACTGTTGCTGGTATCTCGGCAATGGCGACGGCACATCCGTTTCCAAACAGAACGCCTACATCAACGACATGGACAGGTTCGGCGCGGACGCCATCACACTGAACATTCTGAACGAGGAATGTTCCACCTTATTCACCGGCGAGTTTATGAATAGTCCGTGGCACATGGGCAAGGTGAATTTGTTTACGAACTTTGTCAACCGTCTCAAGGCGCGGCGCAAGGCAGTTGTGATCGTATTCCTTGACGGGCCTCCGGTATCAAACGCGAAGTATCCGTTTTTCAAGTATCTGGACAGGATGCCCTCCTTCATCGAAATCGCTACCAAGGCACTCTCCCCTATTGTGGATGGGTTTATTCTTGGGATTGAAACGAACCGTTACTTTGACCTTGCGACTGTCAATGCGGGTGTAGGGTTAATTCAAAAGTTTGCAGTACGGAATGGAGTCAAGCTCCCCGTGGGTACGCACGAGTGTAGTTATCGTATCCCGGCCAACGCAGACTTTATCGGATATGAAACCAGAAACCATCCGGTGACACAGGGCGATAGTACGTCTGTGGCGACGATGGTGGGCGAAGTTAATACGCTCGTGTCCAAGGCCGGAGGCAAGCCAATTTGGGTGATCGAATCAAACTCAAGCGAGGGCGCGCAGGCTAAGGCGCAGAACAGGGCGATGGCGGCGTTGCCGGGTGTGGTGGGTGTGAATATGCCGATGTAGGCGACTGTCTTACGGGAAAGAAAGCGCTGGCTTACTGGCGTTCGCTGACGCGCCAAGATTTTGCGGGGAAGCCAACCGGAAAGGCGCGCGGCTCATAACCGTGAAAAGCGGGTTCAACTCCCGCCCCCGCTATCTCTGAACTTATCGGACGGATCGGACGGATTAAGCTCTTCGACGCTGGTTCGACAGGCTCACCATTGCTCAGGGCAATCCCGCGAAACGCGGGACAAGTTTTTTACGGAGTAAAAATTGGAAGCAATCAGCATTGCGGAAATACTGGCCGAGAATAAGGCGCAACTCAGCACCTTGACAGAACATCAAGGGCTGGGCGAGGACGTATTCTGGCGCTTTTGGATGGTTGGCCAAGAGGATCTGAATGGCTGTATTGAATACCTGAAGACGCAAACAACGATCTTGGCGCCAATGACGGGGACGCGCTGGGCCCGGCTGGGGATCTGGTATGCCGGCCAGGTGGAATACAAACCGGGCAATGCGAATCCTATAGTGGCCAGCGGTTCTAATGGACTGATGTGGATCCTCTACCAGCAAGTCAGTAAGGGCGACAAGGTAATTACGATTACCGAGAGTTGCGCGGCCTATACCAAGACCCGGATCCTGCACACCTACAATCCGGCAATCCCCAGCGGCGCGGCGCTGAATGGCCAGATTATTGCCGTGCAAGCTACGCCGACAGAATTGGGTCGGGAGCGGACTGTCCAGGAAACGACTGTGCCGAAGGACCAGGTTGCAACGGCCTACGATCGGAGCAAGGCTGAAGATAACACAAAGGTCATGCACACGGAGAACGCGACGCCCTTGACCCAGCCGGTAGACCTTAAAGGGACGATGGTGCGGCAGTCAGCCCAGCCGACCGACGCCGGCAATCAGCGGACTGTCCAGGAAACGATCGTGCCGAAGGACCAGACGGCCGTAAGTGTGGATAACAGTCCTTCGCAAGTGGCGACCAAGACCCTGCACACGGAGAATGCGACGGATCTAACGCCGGCGGCGATTGTCAAAGGCCGGCTTACAATGCAGGAAGCGCAACCGACCGCGGCGGGCAATCAGCGGACCGTGGAAAGTGTAATCGTGCCGACCGACCAGGTGGCCACATCCTACGATCGGAGTAAGGCGGCGGATAACACGAAGGTCCTACATACGGAGAATGCAACTCCGTTGACCCAGCCGGCCGACGTGAAGGGGACAATCGTGCGGCAGTCAGCCCAGCCAACGCCAGCCGGGAATGATCGGACTACGGTGGAAACGATTGTGCCGAAGGACCAGGTTGAAACCAGCTATGAGCAAAACGCATTTGAGAGCGTAGATACGATTTTGCACACGGAGAATGACGCGGCGCTACCTGATCCGACGCCGGCGGCGGGGTATGTTAAGAAGAACCAGAATATACCGACGGAAGCCGGGAATGCCAGGACGCAACAGGAGATAAGAACGGCTATTCCGCAGACGGTGGGACCATTCATTTCATTCATATCTGATGATTCAACGGGGACGATCGAGAAGGGACACCATGCCGATGCCATGCCGGTGATAACGGCGGTTGCCGCGGCGGATGTTATTCTGGACGGGGACATGGATGATTTTCAGAAGTTTGGTTATACCAAGAGGGTGGTAACGTCAAACGTGCCGTTGTCGTGTCCGGGAATCACGCAATGGGTGACAAAGGGCAATTCATACAGAATAAACAATCTGCAATGGAGTACTACAGAGGAAAGATTTTATTACACTTCTTATTGGATTTATCAAGAAGCGGTCCATCATGGAATAGCGTTTTATCTTACAGCCGATGCGGCGGCGGCGGCGCTCCCAACAATATGCGCCGCGATTGGCGGGGTGAATGTAGATCATGGAAGTCATGTTTCCAAAGCGGGCAACAATCTTTGGTTAGCTACTGTTCAATCACGCAATGATATTCTCATAAGCACTACGACGGGATTGGAGCCAGTATGGATGTAAAAGGCGATATTTTACCAGAAGGAATTCCGGGCGAACCCTTCGCGCGTCCGGCAGTTGCCGGACTTGCTCAGGGCAGGGAAGCCATGATCCCCGTGTCTGAACTGATGGATATTGTTGCGAACCTCAAACAGACGTTTGTGACGCAAGACGAAGCGCGCGCGATTGCAAGAGAAGAATTGCCGTCCGCATTCAAAAACCTTGATTCTTTCCCGAATACGGGTGCGACCAAGGATGCCGGCATTGTTCTGAAATTAGGAGTGGGAGCGCCGGGGATTCCAGCAACGGCATATTGGGGGAGGGAGGGAGGCGCGGCCGTAGTGATAGATTGGTCGTTTGGGATAAAATCAATTTCCGGAGCTGATGTTACCTTTCATGGCGGACCCGTTGTGAAGGGAACCGGCGCCGCTTTAATCCTTGCAGAACAGGTTTGCACGATCACGGCAACCGGGCAGACGGTATATGTGGTTTATACGTTTGCGAGCGATGCGGCCAGTTTCGGCATAGCGAATGCGGCTAATTTTCCGAGATCAGGAAGCGGGACATTTGTGAAGGCATTACAGAGTTTTACATTGACGGACGGGGTGGCCGTGCCGTTGTGGACGCATCATCGGGGCGTGGTGCAGGTTGATGGATGCTACAGTTAAGAATCGGACATATCTGACGGATCGGACGGATCATCAGGGAAACAGAGAATGAACTTTCAAACAACATTACCCTATGCGGCAGACAGCGACCTTCATGTGATTGAGGGGCTGGACGTGAGCGGGACGCCGATATACCAGCGGCCGGGAGATTGGCGTTGCAAGCCGGTGGACATGTATGCGCTGTTGCAGGGGATAATCGAACGGTGCTTGGCGACACAACTTGCAGACGGGAGTTACAAAGTGTCACCGAAAATTTACGATGAAAATATAGAGTTTGGGAAATATGCGGCAATCAGTCAATGGACAGAACGAACATATCCGGCGGGGGTACTGAATGAAGTGAGCGGATATGTTTCAAATCTAATGGATAATTACCCGCACAATTTACTACTGGCGGCGATTGATGCGAAGTTTTGGGAGCTTGCCGAAGTGGATCAAGGAATAACACATCATGTTTCCTGCTACGGGAAACTTACCGATACACCACCGTATTATGTGCCGTTTGAGGACATACAGGACTTATACCAGACGGCGGGCGCTGATTGGGACCCTGGGCCTACAGGATTATCGGCGGAGCTATTGTCTGTTCCTGCGAGAGCGAATGGTGGTGTAGCTTTATACGGTTCACCAAGTTCAGGGCGAATATATCCAGAAGCATTGATCGCCAGATACAAGGTATTACAGGCATTGAGATGGAAGAAGGCGCACATTTATGAAAAACGTACCGCTTCGGGGAACAACCCGCCCGTTAGTATATTACTTCACTCAGATTATTTTGCGGGAGGGTATCAGTCAGAGGAAGAATGGGAGGCAAGTTTTAATCGGAATACAACGTGGATTAAAGATAATTACGTTGCAGTTCTTTCGGACATAGAGTCGTGGGCACCTCCTGATGGGCGGTGGCTTGATTTTAGCAGTTTTGGATGTAGTTTGACCTACACCACCAGCCGCGATACTTGGTGGACGTGGAATTATTCCGAAGTGTCTGGTAATAGGAGCGGACCTAATTTCAAGACTAAGGCTTATGGCATCCCTCATCGAGTGCAAATGTATGGGTATTGGGATGGATTCGGTGATCCGGCAATGGGATTTGAAATTTGCGGAGAGGGAACGCCGGTTATAGGTAGAAATCTGGTGTGGGATGAAGCCTGTATAGGTTCGGAAACTGTGTTTTCGGCTAACGTCAGTACGGTTGGTAGCGATTGGCCGCCGAGTTTTCCTCCACCTTATATCGGCTGGCCGGCCTCGTGGCAGCGGGGTTTTAGTATGACGCTATACGAACCTATTGAGGATTGGGATTTTAATTTTTGCAAGCACAACGACTTTGGCGGTGCGGTAACGTGGACACCATAAACCAGACGACGGACGATCCGGCACTGCCGGACCGGACGACAGCCCGGAAAAGGAGCGAATATGACAAACTTGAGAGACATTGACCGGATGGGCGGAGGGATGCGGCCTTCGCGGAACGAATTAAACAATTATTTACGGACAAGTGATATACCGGAATACCAGCAAGGGGACGCCAGGTATCGGTTATTGACGCCGGAAGTGAATTCTGCCCGGCAGGGGCCGTATCCGGGGAAGTGGCTGGGTGCGAGTCCGCAAGAGGTTGTGCCTGGGCAAGTGCCGGGCCTGCCCGGTGTCACTCAAGGGACTCCGCCGGGCCGGACTGTGGTGGAACAATTATTACAAGGTTCTGACCGTCGCGGGGCAGAGACAGCCCGGCCGCCAGCTCCGTTACCGGCCGCGGCGCCGTCTGCCTGGGGCGGGACGATGCGGCCGCTCGCAATCCCGAAGGGGACGAGTCTGCTGGAGATGAAGCAGATGTATGGCGGAGTTGAGAACGATCCGGTCTTGGCGGCACGTCGGGAAGAATACGATCGGAACCTGGCTGACTATCTACGCCAGGTGCCCGCCTGGCAGAGCCGAGAAGAATATGAAGGGGGCTTAGCGTCATTGCCTGGAGCCGGCGCGGAGATCCTTGGCCACATTCAGCAACGGGCGATCGAGAATATGCCGGTGCCGATGCGGCAGGAATGGGAACAGAAGGAAGCGACCCGGACCGCGACGAGCAAAAAGTTGACGGAAGCGGCCGCAACCGAAGCGGCTTATCGGGAATTCCTCAAGACAGCTACGCCGGATCAGGTTAAGGCATTCCATCAAGATTATCAGCGGACGCCGGACGGCTGGAAGCCGGTTAGAGTTACGCCGTTGGAAAAACAAATCGCCGCCGAGGCGGCCGCCGGGCAACGGGCAACGCCGGAGCAGAAGAAAGTTTGGGAAAAGGATTACGAACTGACGCCAGAAGGCAAGTGGAGAAAGAAAGTTACGGCAGGGGACCAAGTGCTTGCGACGATTCTGGCGAATCGGCCGGGCGTGAATGGCCACGGTAATAATCCGTTCAGGGGTGGAGCTGAAGAGAGTCCGCCGCCGGCAGAGCGGGAAACGCCTCCAGCCGGACCTGTCCCTGGAACAACCCCAGGCGTCTCGGCGCCGACGGCAGGACAAACCTATGAAGGCCGAACAGCAACGAATCCGCAAACGGGTCAGAAAGTTGTGTTTCGTAATGGAAGATGGGAGCCTCAATAATGGCTTGGGAAGATTTACCTGAAGGATTTGTGGTAGACGAGGATCGGGACCAGGTGGCAACCTTGCCGCCGGTCCCTGAAGGCTTTGCTTTGGATCCCGTTTCCGCTCCACCGCCGGCAAAGGAGGGTTACATCGAGGACCAGCAAGGGCGCAGGGTAACAGCGGGAGCGCCGCCGGCGGAAAGTTACATCGAGAGCGGCGGGATCCGGATCCCGCCAGGGCGTCCTACCAGCTTTATCGCCCAGCCGGCAACCGGGCGCATGGTTACGTTTGATCCTGTGGCAGAGGGTCCGGCGAGGACCCGTTTGGGAGAAGTGCCTGGGTTTGGGGGCGGTCAGACGTATCCGACGGATCAACGGCCGCCGACAGAAGGAATGGGACCTATAGGACCTATGGGAGAGATACCAGAGACGGGATTAGGGCCGCCAGGACAGACGACGGACGACAGGCAACGGACGACGGACATGCTGGGCAGGCCGCCGCCCTTCGACTCCGCTCAGGGCAGGGCAGGGCCTACGCTACGCGGGCCCTACACGGAAGCAGAGAAGACGTTACAGGCGGCGCAAGAGAAACCTTTGGCCGGGAAGGCGAGGGAATACGCTGAAGGCGGTGGGATCCTGGCTAATCTGATCGAGAAGCCGTTTTTGGGTATGTTCGGCCGGACACTTAGCGGCAAGATCGGCCGCAACCTGGCTAACCGGGCGGAGTTGGCCCTTCATCCGGATCGCTACTACTCCCTGATTACCGGCCAACGCACGGCGCCGACACAAGTGGAAATCAAGAATGCCGCGGTGAACGCCGGATTGCTTGGTTCAAAATCTCCGCTCCTGAATACCCTGGCACAAGACCTTCCCGGCTTTGCGGTCGGTGGGGACGCCATAATCGCAAGTGTGCCGTGGATCGGTTTGCCCTTAATGAACCTTCAGCATCAACTCTTGGATAATGACCTCGCGGTGAAGGAAGGGAAGGCGCCGGCGTGGGATCTGGAGAGCATCGGCGAATCGGCGGTAATGGGGCTGACGTTCAAACTGCCATTGCCGAAGTTTTTGGCCCAAGGCGAAGGCGGGATCATGCGCCGGCTGGCCCAGCAATTCGGCGGCGCAGGCCTCCGGGCGCTGGAGATGAGCGCCGCGGGCGCGGCAGCCGGCAAGCAACCGACATACGAAGACTTCCTGAACAACTTTGCGCTTATGGCCGGCATGGGTTTTCCGGAAACGATCCAGCAAACGGTCGCCGGCCGGGCGGTTAGTAAATTGGTGGAGAACGGCCTTGACCAACGCGCGGCGAATGATTGGGTGAATGGTGCCATGCAGGGGAACGAACGCGCGGCCGGCATGGTGGACAAATATCTTCAAGACAAAGAGCTGGCGAAGGCAATGGGTGAAGCAGCGAACTTCGCGCGGGAATGGCGGGAGCGTAACAAGGCGGCCCAGGATGCGGAAACGGTCCGGCAGAAGGATCTGGCTCGGCGCGCGCGCGGGGGTGACAAGGCGGCCCAGGCGGAACTCGCGCAAGCTCGCGGGATAGGAGTGAGTGCGAATCCGGAAGAGGCGGCGCGTATGGCCGGGCAGACGGCGCCGGCAGGATGGGAACCGAAACGCGGTGAAGGATTAACGCCCGTCGTCGCCGGGGAGGCTATGCCGGGCAAGCCAGTATTAGGAGGAACACAAAATGCCATTACTCAAAGGGAAATCGCGCAAGGTGGTATCGGGCAATATCCGGGAACTGAGGAACAGCGGGCGGCCGCAGAAGCAAGCGGTGGCAATCGCGCTGGACGAGGCGGGGTTATCCCGCAAGCGCCCATCTCAACTGGAACTACGCCGGGCAAGCCGGCGGAAGTCGCGGGTGGAGCAAGAGGCGAAGCGTCTGGGCCGGTGATAACCGGTGGAACGGCGCCGGGAGTGCCGCCGCTTCAACCGGGTGAGCGGATTGTGACGGTCCGACGGCCGGATGGGACGACGTATCAGGCGTCATTTGGGGATAAATATTGGCCGAATGGTAGGGCGCAAATCGGTAAAGCTGTTGTTTCGCATGGGATGTTGGGGGAAGGCGAAGAAATTATTACGCCTATGTTGGAAGAACCGGCGGCTGGTGGTATGCCAGGCGGAACGATAATTCCGTCTCCGGGAGCGGTAACTCCGGGGGCCGCCATTGTTCCTAAAACAAAAGCAGGGATAATTCTGAAAGCGATGTTGACCCCGGCAAAAATGTGGGATCAGACGCCGATGGATTTTCGAGAGGTTTGGAATGAGGGGTCGCGCCATGTTGATGAAGTCCGAGCGAAGAATGCGGCTGAACTCAAGAATTTAGGGGAACAATTTCGCGCATTCAAAGGGAAACGTGGGAAGGAAGTCACGGCGCAGAAGAAGACATTAACCGATCAGATCGAGCAATTGCATAGAGAGAGTGATGAATTACAAACAGTGTATGAAACGCAATTTATCGAGGCGCATGAAGCTGTCCTGGAGGAAGCCGGCAAGCGTGCCATGGCGGCGGGCGTTCCGGAAGATAAGATTGAGGCTTTCCAGGAAGAATTTGCGAATGGAATCTCCGATGAACGACCCTATATCGAAACCAATTACAACAAAACTGTAAAAGAGATTTTTGACGAAGTGGTGGCGGAATATATCCCGGCCGGCGCGGCGCAGGCGGCGGCCAAGACACCCGTCGTCGTGCCACCCACCGCTCAAGGAGTTATGGGTGGCGGACCAGGCGCAATGACGGGCGAATCTTTGGTTGAGATGCCGAAGATTGGACCTATCAAGGAGAGTAAAGGGTTTCCGAAGGCAAAGCCATTGGTCACGATGGCGGGAAAGGTGATCTCGAAGAAAGCGGTCTTGCCGATCCTACAACACATGGCGGTAAAGGGCGGCGTGGCGCAGATGTGGAATCAGGATCAGACGGAAGTGCGAATGAAGTCGGTCTTGAATGACGGGGTTTATGAGAAGGTGGGGACGGAGTTTGTGCGAAAGCCGGACATGGCGGAAGCGGAAATGCCAGCGCCGAAGGAATTGACTGGAAAGCGGGCGGTAATCGGGTTTCCGAATGGACCGGAGCTTCTGAATAGTCTGAAGCAAGTGAGCGCCGCGGCCAGCGTGGATCCGCAACGCCAAGTGCTGAACGGGACATTACTGGAAGTGGGGGATGGGGGATTTTGGATTGTAGCCACGGATGGTCGCCGGCTAACACGTCAATTTGTGCGGGGTAATACGGGAGGATTGAAACCGGGGGCAAAAGTTGTTTTGCCGCGGAATATCACGGATATAGTTCTGGCGGACGACCAAGCACCCGCCTTGCAATTAAATGTGGATGCGGCGGCGCCGGCGGATGGCGGCATTGTTCAAATAGAGAATGGCAACCTGGAAGTTACCGGCAGGTTGGCTGACGGAATATATCCAAATTTCCGACAGGTGATCCCGGCACAGGCTGATGTTTCGTGGACGGTTGACAAGAAACAAGTGCTGGCGGCACTTAAACAGATCAGACCGTTCCTGAACAAGAAGGATCCAATCGTTAAGTTGCAGATTACGGGTGGTAAACTGATTCTCGACAACATTCGGGAGGAAAAAGAATATCAGAAGCGGATTGTATTGCCGGTGGAAGTTGGAGGTTTGCTGAAGCCGGCGGACAACATGACGATCATCATGCCGATGCGGGCGGAAGCAGAACCTCCTGGCGAATGGATCAAACTGAATCCGGATTACTTTGCGGATGGTTTACAGGCGGTGGATGATGAACGTGTTAAGTTGGGGTTATCCGTAGCCGATATGTCAATGACGCCGGTGATTATTCAGTCGGCGAAGGCGTCCGTTTCTGCTCAAGGGACTACGCCGGGCACGCAGGCCTCGGGGCCGATCGCCGCCGCCGCGGCGGCGGGCGCAACGCCAAGTGAAAGCGAAGCGACGATTAGTAAGACGATGTTGCCGCGGCAGATTGATAATGCCGTGCCGGCGCCGACAGACTTGAGCGGTAAACCGATCGGATTGGCTGATATACGCCGTTATGTTTCGGAGGCCCTGGATATTCCGGTTCGCCTGGGGATTCGCGCGCCGGGCGGTATGCGGGGCGCTTTAGGGATTTTCCGGACGAAGCCGGAAACTATCCGGATGAAGATGTTGAATGACCTGCCGACCTTGGCCCACGAGGTAGGGCATTATCTGCATTATATCTTGTTGGGCGATCAGCCGGTGGTAGTCGGACAGGATTACGCGAAGTTTGAGGGGCAGTTCGATTCGGAACTACTGGAGTTGGGGAAGGCAACAAGTCTGCCATCCTATACAAAAAGTAAGATACGCAAAGAAGGTGTTGCGGAATTCACACGGCTTTATCTGACCGATCCGGCCAAGGCCATTGCGGCCGCCCCGGAGTTCTCGGCCTATTGGAAATCTACACTGGAAGAGAAATACCCGGCAATCAACGATATTCTGAACAATGCCCGAAAACAGATTGAAGAGTTTATCCGTCAGCCGGCCAAGGCCAAGATTAAGAGCATGATCGTTTCGAGCGACCAAGCGCGGCCGCGTAAGACGGTCAGGGATATACTGGACAATCTTTACGATGATTGGATTAATCAACTTGGGCCCATCGAGCGCACGATGGATTGGTTGGTCAAGACGGGACTGCCACCGGAACAAGCCGCGTTGGTCAAGGGAATGGCTAATAATTTCATCGGCGGCTGGCGGGGTAAAGTTGAGTTTGCGCTTCACCAGGCGGCCGTAAATCTGCGTATGCAGAATGTCGGACCATCCCTCAAGGAAATTTTGGCGAAGGCGCCGGATATGGATGATTTTCGCGCCTATCTGATTGCTAAACGTGCCGTGGAATTGAATGAACGCGGCAAAACTACAGGGATTGACACGGCGGATGCCGGACGGGTCGTAGCAGATCTTGAAGCCCAGTATGAGCCGATTCGCTGGAAATTACGCCAGTTTCAGGCGCAACAATTACAACTCCTGGTTGATTCCGGGATCCTGGGTAAAGAGGAAGCGCTTGCAATGGAAATGTTGAACTCAATGTATGTGCCGTTTTATCGGCTTTATGAAGGGATTGGTGGCACAGGTGGACCGCGCACCGCCGGCGGTAGTGGCTTTGTGAATGTGGGCCAGGGTGTGCGCCGATTTAAGGGAAGCGATCGTCAAATCATTGACCCCTTGGAAAGCATTGTGCGGAATGCTTATGTGTTCCGGGAACTTGCAGAACGGAACAAGATTGGATTGGCCTTTGTCAAGGCAGTTGAACAAGTCCAGGGCGGTGGAAGGGTGGGAGAAAGCGTGACACAGCCGATTAAAGCTGTGCCAATTAACACGGAGGAAATCGCGCAGATTTTGGCAAAGTCGGGACTGGCTGAGGAAATTGCCAAGCAATGGGGAATTCCGGTTGATGCCAAGTGGGTGAATGAATATTTGGCGGACAAGAAGGTGGTGGCCAAGGTATGGCGGGCAGTGGATGGAATGAAACCCAAGGATGGTATTTTCAGGGTTTGGCAGAACGGAGATGAGAAGGATTTTCAGATTGGCGATCCGGAATTATTGCGGGCATTGACTATGGCGGATGCCGCGGACGCCGCAATGCTAAACAAATTCCCATTCATGAAGTGGATGAAAATCGCTACTGCCATTAAACGGGCCGGCTCCACGCTTACTTTTGAATTCATGGGACGGAATCCTTTCCGGGACCAAGTGACTGCCGCGATCTATTCCAAACATGGCTATATTCCCTTTGTGGACGGGTTCCGCACTATCTTCAGCGTATTGAAACGAGATGATCTATATTGGGATTGGGTGAAGAACGGAGGTAGATACAGCGACTTTATCGCGGCTGATCGGACTGATTTGCGCCAAACACTCGAGAGCGTGATAAAAGACCCGAATATTCTCCAGCAAGCGTTGTCATGGATTAATCCGATAAACGTGCTTCAAAATCTGCAAAAACTTTCGGAAGTCATGGAACTTACCACGCGAATTGGAGAGTATAGGCGCGGCTTGGCGACCGGCGCGACGCCTATGGAAGCAGCTAACGCCTCCAAGGAAGTCACACTGAACTTCGGGCGGCATGGATTTGCGGGTGCCGTAGTTAATAGGGTGGTGGCTTTTTTTAATGCCGGGGTGCAGGATCCGGCAAGAATGGCGCGGGAATGGAAGGCCCGACCTAAACAGATGCTTTTGAATAATCTTTTGTATATCACAATGCCAACTCTTCTTTTGTGGTGGTTAAACAAGGATGATGAAGAAATTGATAAATTACCGGGCTGGCGAAGATCTTTGTTTTGGAATATCAATCTCGCGCGGCTGTCGCATGGGCCCAACCTGGTAATGTCTGTGCCGAAACCATTTCTTGAGGGCGTTTTATTTGGCACATCTTTTGAGGCGGCGCTGAACCTTGCTTGGAAGAAAGATCAACATGCGGTTATGGATTGGTTCCAAGCGATCGTGAGCCAAATACCGAATCCCCTGGCTATGGATTTAACCAGACCCACCATTGAAGTTATGGCAAATTATGACTTTTTTAAGGGGCAGCAAATAATTAATAGCGGATTGCAACGGTTGCCTGCCGGATTCCAGACGAACCCAAACACATCGCTTGTGGCAACCAAGGTTGGCCAACAGATCGGGATTTCCCCGCTTGGAATAGATCATTGGATTAAGGGACATTTTGCTGGTTTGACCCAATACGGCCTTGATCTAACGGATATGGTGCTGACGCATGGGTTGGCTCTGGAGGTTCCGCCGGCGCCGGCCAAACGGATTAGCGATCTACCCTTGTTTCGGGGGTTCAGGCATTCACCCTATTCCCCGAGTAAATATGTGGATTATTTCTATTCGGGCGCTCAAAAGGCTGAAGAACGTGTAACCGTGCTTAAGAATCCGCTGACAGGCTTCAAAGCCGTAAAAAGCCGATGGTTTGAAGATAATAAGCTGGCCACGTTATGGTATTGTAGTGGTTATCCGCCGGTCATTACCCAGATCCGACAGGTTAGCGAATATATGTCTCTGCAAACCCGCGCCATGGCACTGATCCAACAGGATATGAAGATGGATCCCGAAATCAAACGCCGAAGATTGATCGAGATCAAGAATCAGCGAGATAAACTGGCTGAGAAGGCGTTGGGTCTTTTGTATCCTACTGATCGGTAGGATATAGAAGTTTTAGTGTGTCTATTGGTATCGTTGGCTCATTTTTGATTTCGTATTCATCCTGTTCCCTGTATCGTTCAAATGTAACATAAGTCGTTTCATAACTACCAACAAGTCTTGGATAAGACCATGATTCCCAATTATATTTTGGGTTTTCTTCAATTTTTATAGGTTTACCAAGGATTGCTTCAACTTCTGCCTTTCTCATTCCTTTTTTTATTTGCTTCCATTTTGCAACATCCTGTTGGGCCATCCGGAGCTTCTCTTCTTCCCACGGTTGTAGAGCAACTGGTTTTTTTGCAGGCAGAGGCGGAATAATTTTATGATTATTAATCTTTTCCCATGGTTGCCCAGCTATTGATTTCCAACTTATCCCAGTTAAACGGTCAAATTTTGTAATAAGCATATTGCTTGGTCCAGACATCAGCAACTCATAACGGTGGGGCAATATGACTAAGCAGAGCAAACACCCAGCCAGCACTCCACCCACGAATGCCAAAACATTCTTTTTTGTAATCACAACGCACCTCCTTGAGATTATTTTACCCTGGCCAGCGCCCGCATGATAATACCTGCGCTGGATTCAAATCGTCAATCCTGCCCGATCCTATGAGACCGGTTTAAGGCCGTCAAGCCCCAAACGCCCTCGGGAATGCCTTTTCATTTTTTAGAATCGTTTTCTTACATTTGCGTATCTGCTACGCATAATCAATCTTCCGGTAGATCGTACCTATTAAATATAAGGGCTTTTCATGTTTCTTATCATACGTACCTGCTTGGCATAGATAATGCTTTATATTCTATCGTGCCGGGCGTTGTGCCTGGCACTCGCGCCCGGCGAAACCGGGCGGCCCGGAACCAGGGCAATAAAGTCGGAGGTATAAAATGGCAAAGTATGATGTAATCTATAGTTGCGGGCACAGTGGTGAGGTGCAGTTGTTTGGTCCCCACAAAGAGCGTGACCGCAAAATCGAGTGGTACGAGAGACAAGCGAAATGCCCAGAGTGCTATAAGGTTGCCAAACGCGAGGAGGAAAGCAAACAGCCGATCACGGCAAATGTATCGCTCAATATCCAATACTCCCATGATCATATCCCTATGATCCAAATCGTGTTGGCCGGTGGCACGCTTAACCGCAAAGATGAGATCAAGGCATTAGGGTATCGGTGGGAGGATGTCTGTGAAGGCGTGATGGGCATGTTATCCATGTCCCAACCACGTAAGGGATGGGTTAAACGCATGGACTATGCCAAGGATACAACCGAGATTAAGTTGGAGATTGATAAGCTCAAAGGGATTGTGGATAAAGTGGATAACCATATCGGGCCGCTGGATGTTGCCTATCTACAAAAGTCAGTGCAGGACCAAGATGCCAAGCAGTCCAAAATCGCGGAGCAACAGACGAAAATTGATGCGCTTCCCAAACCGGAACGGCCGACTTGCCATCCGCGCGCCCAGCATCCTGACGGACACTGGAACGGGAAGTACTATGGGAAGCCCGGCTACTGGAACTACTACGTTGAGAGCGTAAATTATAAACTCACGAACGACGAATATGCGCTTTGCATGGAGTATCGCAAAAAAATAGAAGAGTATAATACCGCCGTCGAAACCCTGAAAAAGGAGATCGTATGATCGCAACACTCTGCATCCCGCGTCCGCCGATTCAGTTGCCAGACGGGCAGATCATAAATAGCAAAGCCGTATATCGTTTTCGACTGCGGTGGACAGACCACCACCCGGCGAGTCATTACGGCCTGGGCGTGCTCCTGGATTACAAAGGAGAGTGCTTTGATGGTTTTATGTTTAAGCATCTACGCGACATGATAGGGGCATGGATTACCACAGACGATCCACCGCGCATCTACGGTGCCCTGGGTATCCCAAAAAATGAACCTGGAGTGTTGAGCAAATGATTACCTGTCCAAAATGTGATGCAGAGATCCCGGTGAAGCTAATTGCCCATGCCGCTGCCCAGGCATGGGGTCGGCGAGGCGGTGCCGCCGGTAAGGGATCGCCCGCTCGCCGCCGCGCGGCTATTAAGGCCGCCCGATGCCGGTGGGCAATCCCCAAGACCGTTTAACACCGCTTCTTTCCACGGCCATATCAAATTGTTTTACGAGTTCCGGGGGAGCACTGATATTTACCGCTTGTCTTTTTGTAGCCATATTTCCTCCTATTGATATCGTGCGCACAAATGCGCTTAATTGTCAATGGGGCAAAGGCTAAAAATAAGGGAATAATTATGTTTGACATTCGTGCGCACAATCATTAAATTAGTGCGTATGAATAAATCAACACGGCTTTTTGTCCGGATAAGTGACAATGACAAGCAGTTGATGTGGAAGGCGGCCAGGGGACACAAGAACCTGTCCGCCTTTTTGCTTTCTGCGGCGCGGCTGGCGATTAAATACCGGAAGCTATTGGTCCAGGCTGAGGCGATGGCCGGGCAATTCACGAAATCCGAGTTGCGGTTAACGGCCTCCAGTCGGCGCGTGTGACAGCAAGTTACCTCAAAAGGAAGCAAGGATGAAACCTGCCACGCTTGACCTGATCCGGGCGGTGCTGAAGTCCGATGAAACCCTACAGTCTGATGATCGGGAACGGATAATTCTCTACGTTATGGCGCCGGGTCAACCAGTTGAACCGCGCATTATCTCCGTGGCAGAAACCTGTAAGCGCCTTGGAGGTCTCAACCGGCAGACGATCTATCGCTACTGCCGGGCTGGGATTTTACAAGCTGCGCGATTGCCTGGCCGCGAACGGGCACGCGGTATAACGGAATCCTCGATCGTGTTTGCCATTCAATCTCGCCAACGGACCGCAGAAAATTAAAGCCTGACAAAGAGAATGCGGATTTAAGGAGAAAAACCATGAATAAAACATTGATAAATCCGAATAGCCTGTTGGTTATTTTGCATACTCTCGCTGAACCGAAAAGCCAACGGTTTAATCAAATAATTGCTACTAAAAACCGGATTTACCAGCATGTAGCGGATTTTATTGACGGTGCCCCGTTGCGCCATCTTGACCGGATGGGTGACGTGGCCCATCCGCCGCGCGGTTTTTTGAAACACTGAAATGATCTTGACTTTCAAGAATGATTTTCATCGGCGCAAAGCGCGGGTTACATCCAAAGATTGGACACTTACCCCGCGCCAGGTCCGCCGCCTTTGGGAATTGCTGTGCGGCGAAGTGGATTGTCCTGTGTGTGAATACGGCGGATTGAACGGCGCAAATAGATACAGACTTCGGAAACTTGGCGGGCCGTTTTTTAATGATGGAGCGCAAATCATATGTCTGACGCAAAGAGCAATCCATCACTGATTCAAAGCGATAATCAACAGCTCAACCTGTTTGGATCCGCGCAGATGGAGGATTCTCTTTTTGCCGGCGAAGAGAAGTCGGAACAACGTGAATACACCGGCGCGCGTCTTTTCGCGACTGATCCTGAACGATACAAAGCGATCGTAGCGCTGAGTGGTGAAGGATTGGGCGTCTTACGCATTGGAAAGATTCTGCATGTCAGTCCTCATACGGTCATGGCCGTCCGAGCGCGCGAGCCTGAATGTGTGGCAATAGAAAAAAGCAGGATTGCTGGTTTATCCCGCGAAGCCGCCCGCATGTGCGTTGAAGGTATCCTTGAATTGATGTGCGATCCGGAACAACGGAAGAAGATCGGGATCAAGGAACTGGGAATCACATTTGGAATCCTTGCCGAGAAGCACGAATTACTTTCCGGTGCGCCTACCGCCCGTATCCAGACGATAGGCGATCCCACCGCTGTCGGCATTCTTGAACACATGCGTTGGGTAAAGGACGAATACGAGCGGCGAATGGGTTGCGGGGCAGGAAAAACGGAACAAAGAACGGAGGCAGAAGCGGATCTGGAGGACAACGGAGCGGATCTGGAGGCAGATCAGCCAGCGATCGGGGAGAATAAGGATCAAGACCAGGCGGCGAACGCAACGCCTGGGCCCGTCCAGCGGCCGGCGATCGCGCTCCTGGAGGCTCACCAAGAGAGCGTAGGGCAGACGCCCCACCGCTCAGACGATATGCCTATAAACATTGGTTCAAACGAGGGTGCTTGAAGCAACGTCGAGATAATAATTTGAAGCGGTTTTGAGAACTTCAAGACAAGCGCATGAATGATAAGGAGTTATGGAATGAAACGGGAAGCGGGAATAGTAGACATAAGTGATCTTGTACGACATGACTTTGAGATGATTCAGGACATAAAAGGGATGATCGTGTCCAGATTACGGCATGTGATCAGGCACGATCCAGTGTAGAGCGCCGGCACCAAGCAAACCGGATCAGACAGGCGGGGGGGGGGATCGGCGGCCGCGGCGGCCCCCTTGGAGTATCAATCGGTTCACGGCACACGAAAAATTTTACAAAGGAGGGGAAAATCAGAGTTCAGTATACCAGCAACCGAAGTGATCGTTAAAAACACACGGAGGAAAAATGAAGTTCGAAATTAAATCGTGGTTAAATGGGAATCTTCTCTTTTCGGTTGAAACAGAATCTTTGAAACTGGCCCTCGAATTGGCTGTTAAAAAGGGCGCATACCTCAAGGGCGCAGACCTCACGGGCGCAGACCTCAAGGGCGCAGACCTCAAGGGCGCAGACCTCAAGGGCGCATACCTCAAGGGCGCAGACCTCAAGGGCGCAGACCTCACGGGCGCATACCTCAAGGGCGCAGACCTCACGG